CGCTGCCTCAACTTTTCTAAAGGCTTGAGCCAAATCTGTAAACGGCTTCATTTCAGTTGTGAAAGTAGCCCTTAAATCTTTTTCTCTTGCAAATGCTTTTCCAGTGCCAGGGATTAGTGGCACTGGACCGGCTGCTGGAGCTGGGGCCGCTGCTGGAGCTGGACCAACTGTGGGAGCTTGGCCTGCTGCTGCTGGGGCTGGAGCTGCACCAGCTGCTGGCCGAGGTCTAGCGCCACCGCCACCGCCAACAACAAAATACCCATCTTCAGCATTTCCAACAACTTGCGGAGCTAAAGTTTTTGGAATTACTGATCCAGGCGCTTGGGCATAGGGGTCAATAAATTGAATTCCAGCACCCGTATCAACTTTTTCTGGGGGTATCAATGGAGACACACCGCTGACTTGTTTATAGGAGCCATCATCGTAATATTGCACTAGCACGGGCTTATTACCAGCACCCAATACTTGCTGTGGCGGACCAACTGGCTTGGCCGCTGGGGCGATAGGTGCTGGAATAACACCGCCAGTTTTTGTCTGAATGTAAAACTTATTGTCTTGACCTAAAAATGGTTGACCCACTGTTTCTTGTGGCTTCAAAGTTTCAAGCAAATACTTTGCACCCTCTTTGCGAGGCATACCGGCTAGCAGTGTGCGCTGATCTTGTGTCAAATTAGCATAAATATTTGGCACTGCCGCTGGCGCAGCTGCTCTAGGGGCATCTGGTGCAAACACTTGCACACCAGGGCCATCAATGTCCGCTGGGGGCAAGGGGATTTGAGCGCCTGCTGTAGGCATTGGTTGTGTTGGTTGGCCTGCGGCCTTTAGCATTGCAAAATAATCTACGTCACGCGCACGTTCTGCTTGGCTTTCTTTTATCTTTTCACCCAAAAGCAAATCTTGCAGTGATCCAGCTCTTGCCTGCTGATAACCTTGCTGGCCAGCCTGCAAAGCTCCACCAAGTGCTTGGCCCAAGCTGATTGGCACTGCACTTCGGCCACTGGCTTGCAATAGTGCAGCAGCTGCTGAAAGTGTTGCATTGCGCCCCATCAATTTGCGTTGGTCTTCTGTCAGCAATGCATCAAGTCCTGATGGAGTGCCACCAAACCCGCCACTGAATAAACTGCTTAAATCAAATCCAGTTTCATTAGCCATTTTTTGATCCTTCTAATTAACGCAATAGGCCAAGAATACCGCCACCAATTGCACCAATTGCTGTACCAATACCCGGAACAACACTGCCCAATTGAGCGCCAGCCAAAGCGCCACCAAGAGCGCCAGCGCCAACATTTTGACTGTATGGAGTCTGAGCCACCATGCCAAGGTTGGCAGGCTGCGCACCTAGTGAAGACTGGACCACACCCAAACGCTGCAAACCAATATTTCGGATTGCATCCATTTGTTGCTGGTCCAAAGCCTGACGCGCACCGCCAGCGGCCATGACCGCTTGAGCGCCACCAAGACGCAATGCTTGTTGTTGTGCAGCCAAATTGCCAAGCTGGCTTGCACCGCCTAAACGCAATTGAGCGCCTTGCAAGCCGGCTTGCTGATTGGCCAGATCAGCTTGTTGCTGACGGGCAATATCAGCCTGCTGCATGGCCATGGCCTGATTGAATGCTGATTCGTTCAAAGATGTTCCAAGATTGGCAGCCTGCTTGGCAAACCCTTGGTTAGTCAAGCTCTCGGCCACACCTTGGCGTGATCCACCAAATGCACGGGCTTGCATGGCCTGCTGGCCAGTCTGTTTGATGGCCGCTTGACGCGCAGATTCCAAATCAGCCAAGGCATTGGTGCGCACTTGGGCTGTATATGGATTCATGTAAGAACCGATAGAGCCTGGGCCTTGCCCCATGCTTAAATTAGTGCTTGTCGCTTGCACACCCGCTGGCTGGTAAACACCGCCATAAGCCGCCATTCGTGCAGCCAAGTCTGTGCCAGTAATGCCTGGGCCAGCGAGGGCCGTGTTGACCAGAGCCTCCTCGCCTGCCTCATACATTGGGTTATATCCAGCAAACTGCTGGACCGGCAATGCACCAGCGACCCCTTGGGCCTGCTGAAAGTTGGCCAAGAATGCCTCTTTGATCTGTGGATCAATGGAGCTTGTCGATGTAGTTGTTCCACCTTTTGACATATTGCCACCTTATCCGAGTAAAGACTTTAATTTTTTAGCAGGCACTTTGCCTTCGTTGATCATGTCCAAGAGTCCACGGCCATATTTATTGACAGCAGATTTTTTGATCACATATTCGCCAAGATCAAGATTGACAGCGCCATCATCTGGACCAGGTGGATTCATGCCAAACATCAAGCCACCATGGACCATACCGCCTTGGGCCAAGCCGCCAGTGCTGCTTGAATCCAATTGTTGTGCTGATGCTGCTGATGCTGCTGCTGTAGCCGCTTGTTCTGCTGCTGTCTTGGCAGTATTAACCGCTGCAATTTGGTCATACAGACCAGGGTTATATCCGCCCATTGGTTGATTTATTGCCATGCCAGCATAGGGATTTGTCAAAGGACTCATCTGGCCCATGACCTTGCTGTAGGGTGACATTCCACCAGTGACTGATGGGTCATATTGCGCGCCTGGTGCAATGGACTGATAGTTTCTGAAGTTCTGCTCCAAAAGCCCAGTGCCAGCTTGTATGCCTGCCAACTTCTGCTGATTGGCAAGATATGTCTCATAATTCCTTTGATTGCTTGCAATCTGCTCTTGATTCTTAATCTCATTCAAGCGCTTTTGCTCATTAGACAAAGCTAAATTAGCTGAAATCTGCTCTTGATTCTTAATCTCATTCAAGCGCTTTTGCTCGTTAGAAAGAGCCAAATTAGCCGCAATCTGCTGCTGATTCTTAGCTTCATTCAGACGCAAATATTCTTCATAAGCCTTTTGGTTTGAACCAATCTGCTGCTGATTCTTAATTTCATTCAAGCGCTTTTGTTCATTAGAAAGAGCCAGATTAGACGCAATTTGCTGTTGATTCTTAATCTCATTCAAGCGCAAATATTCTTGATAAGCTCTTTCGTTTGCAGCAATTTGCTGCTGGTTTGAGCCTTGGCGCAAAGCAAGCTCTGACATGGCTGCTCGGTCATATTCAATTTCAGCAGCCGTTGTTGGAGTGGCCGTTTGAAGTCTGGTTTGCACATCACCAACAGGAACACCTAAAGCGCGTGAAACATCGGTGGCGCTTACGCCATACTGATTCATGTTGCTTTCGATCTGCGCATCGGTCAAGCCTTTGGCCTGCGCTTGTGCGTATGCGTTGGCAATACTTTGATCGTATTGCGCTTGACTAATGCCATTATTCAATGACCATGCGAGTCCTGCTGAAGTTGCCATATTTATCCCCTAAAGTTCCTTTGCCAGTACAGACCATTGTGGACTGTACCCTTCGTCTTTCAAAAATGTCTTGGCCCAGCCTCTTCGGCCTGCCAAAGTCACCCTGGTGCAGCCGACAGACTTGCCCCAGGATTCGATCAATGGTCTCATCCGTGAGAGTTCATCTAGGTCGCCACCAGCCAGAAAATAATGCAAATTCTTTAGCCTGGGATAGACAATGATCTCTGTCAATACCACCGAGTCTTTGGCTGGCCACAGCTGTAATCTGTGATCCTCGACCATCTCAGCGACATCGTCAAAATTGTGTGTGCCTCCACTGTATTCTAAAGCAGCCTCCACATGGTGGCGCAGCCTGTCCAAATGTTCTTGGTCGCTCATCGCTTACCGGCAGGGATAGCTTCAAGCCTCATCACCCCAATGCGCCAGTCAGACAAAGTGTCGCCAGTTACCCGCATATTGACTTGGCGGCCAGAAAATCTGACGCTAGTTGGGTTGGCTGCCGTGTATGGTCCAAATGTGGATTGTGTGCCTGTGGGATAGTTTCTCGTTTTAAATGAAACCACCGCCTCACCCAGTGTCTGCTCGTCTGGGACCACTTGGCGCACCGACATGATGTTGTCGCCATTGCCCAATTGGACTGGGCCAGACTCAGCAAAAAGGCTTGAGCCATCGTAGTTGTAGCCCACCTCATGCTCATAGATGTAACCATCGCTTGAGACCATCAGAGGGTATGTGTAGACACCAGAGTCAACACCAGCAGTTCGGGCCAATGTGCCAATGCTCCAATGGTTTTCGCGGTAGTTAAAAGTGACATAAGAGTCATTTTCATTACTGGCCGCACTTGGGTAATACCACCAAATCTCACCATACTTGCTGACATGGACCGCATAAATCTTGGATGCCTGCGCATAGTTGATATTGTCAAAGATGTAATCTGACACATCGCTTGGCAGTGGCTTGACATAGCCGTCATAAATCCAGAAGCCAGAATTGCTCATCCAAATGGCTGCCGTATCAATGGCCGCCACAGACTGGGCTGAGATCAGACCACAGCCAGAGCCAGCCTTCTCAAAGCCATAGACAAATGGTGCGCCAACATACTGGGCCGTGTGGACATCCACATCTGTAAACAGTAGGTTGACACCCTTGACCCGCTTGCCGGCAATGAGTGAGCCAGGGGTGGCCAGTTCATAGTCGCCTGCAAGGTTGTCGCCTGCCGGTGTCCACTGGGTATTGTTCTCTTGGTCGCACCACTGCACCTTGCGTGGATTACCACCCGCACCAAGTGCAAAGATAATGCGCTCTTGGGTGACTAAAACCGCCTTGTTTCCAGTGGGTGCATTGGTGATTGCCGCTGCCTTGGTAGGTGTTGAGAAACCCAATTGCCACTCATAAATCTTGCCATCCCATGAAGAGCAGGCAATTAAATACTCGCCCCATGTATCAAGTGACCAGGTGGTGGCTGCTATTGGCGTACCAGTGTCAGGTCTGGCAACACCATAAGCAAATGAGCCGTAGGCGTTATAACCATAGCCAGTCAGCACTGTGGAGCTTGCATAACCCGTGGTGAAGCCTGTGGGCGTGATGTCTTTCAATGTGCCAATGGCATTCATGACATACAGTTTTGTATGCGTTCCAGCGCCAATCCAACGATCACTGCCATTGTCGCGCCAAGTGATGATGCCTCGGCATGAGCCTGACATCTGTGAGCTTGACCTGGTGCGCCATCCATTGATGGGGCGCAGTGTCCCCTCATACCAGCGGACTAGGTTTGCGTCATACCAGCGGCCTGCTGCCTGGTATTCAGTACCATTTCGGAAAACACCTGGGGGTAGCTTTAAAGGTATGTACATGGCAGTTTTTATTTGATGTTTGAGACAAAGCTCATTGTGACAATGGCTGATGGGACTGCTGGCCGTGTGGGGCTTGTTCCAGCAGCGTATTGCTCAATGGACACACCCGTGTCGGTCGGCCTCCACATTATCTCAACATAGTCAGTCGCATTTAAGCTCACAAAGTAGTTGATGGCAGCAATGGTGTGGTACGGGTCTCCAGCACCTTTTCTAGGTGCAAAGCCAAATCGGCTGTTTGAGTTGGCCACATTTGTGCCATTGACCCGAAACCAGACATCTACATCCTGAGAAGCATTTGTCGTGTTTGTAAACTGAATGGAAAATTGCAAGTTCCAGATTCCGGCATCGGCCACAGTGATTCTGGACCCACTGGCCATAGTCACGCCATTAGAAAAGTCTGTGGTGTTGAATGTGACCGCATAGGCCGTGGTGGTGTTGGCAGCCACTTGGTTGGTCGAATCTTGAAAAGCCCCATGGGGGGCATTCATAAACCGACCGCCTCTTGGTCCAAACAAAGACCCCAGCACAAATGACAGTTTTTTAAAGTAAACAGTTAATGCGCCATTGTTTTCGTTGAAATGCCTGCGCTCATAGGTCTCGGTCGGATAACCAAGTCCTGGTGGAGTGGGATTTTCAAGTTGTTGTGTTTGGCTGGCCATGGTCTAATTTTGCCCTAAACAGACCCCAATAGATAAGACTTTTCATTGACACAAAATCGGACTACGATAATTTTGCAGCAATCGGCTGCTTAACCTGGGGAATATCATGAAATTTGAAATGGAATTCGGCTGGATTCAGCCAGAGAAAATTACAGTGGAAACGCATGATTTTGACAAAATTCAGATCATTCAAGAATTTATCCTCTTTCAAGAGGAACACGGCTGGGCAGTGGACTATGTTGCCACTGAGCTTGATGATGAAGACTTTGAAGATGAAGATACTGAAGAAGAAGAAATCCCACCTTTCGCTTTAGATTCTAAAGAGGAACTTTAACCTATGGGTTGCAAATGGGGCTTACTTGGCCATCAAGTACAGCCCCACATTTGAAAATGCGTAGCCTGCATACACCACGGCCATAGACGCATTGCCTTTAAGCAGCTGCTCCCCAGCAATGTAGGCATAGATCGCGCCAGTCAGAATGATTAGCCAGGCGCTCAAAATTCACCTACATCGATGACCTCACCCCTAAACTGGACCATGTCCTCATCAAACTTGTGGACCAGCTCTGGCCACAAAAGTGTTCCATTAAAGAAGTTCAGCACCGCAAAGCCTGATCGGTGATTGCTTGGATTGATCTCGGCATAAGTAAATTGAGGGCCATCAGTCTCGGCCAGTGTCCCTGTATCTACCCCGTATCTACACCCGTTATAGTCACTGAATGGCGTGACTTTCAAAGAGTGCAAGTGTCCAGTAACGATTGACACACCAGCGTTTACTGTATTGTTGTGCGTAGCGTGAATACCGCCTTTGTATCGGTGTTTGATGACGCACTGCTCAGTGGGCCACACTGCCCAGCAGAAGTCCCAGTCTGGGATATGGTCTGTGAGCTTGAAGCCTTTGACCTCTTTGAATTGTGGCGCGTGCTGGGCCAGTCGATTGCCAAAACGAATGTCATGGTTGCCCCATGTAAACAGTAGCTTTACATTGTGCCTGGCTGCTTTGGCCACTTCCTCAATCTCACCCAACGCGCCTTGCGTAGCTTTGAGTTCTTGAATGACTGAAGTCTGAGGCTGGTCAGTCACATCATGGCGGCTTATAGACGCACCATCTAGGGCATCCCCATTGCACACGACCGCATGGGGCTTGAATTCTTGAATGGCCCACAGCAAACCTTTAAAGGCCGTGGACCTTTGACCAGGAATAAAGTGGGCATCAGAGAAAACGATCACAGTGCCATCCAGCATTCCAAGCTCAACTTGCTTTAGTGGACTAAATGACTTGGGTTTATTTTTGTCGTATTTAACACCGCGATGGTCACTTGCATGAAGTGCCATGTTGTAAGTTTTCTCAATCCATCTTCTACGCAAATGAACTGCCCTATTTGCAATGCCAAGATGATCTGCTATTTTTTGAGCAGACTGAAGTTGACCCCATAATTGAATAAACTCGGTATCAGTACACGTTTCGTTAGAGCTACCCATTGGAATCCTTAAAGAGTATTTTTTCCAGCAAATTGACCACGCAATGCTCCTCTTTTTCAATTTGATCTTGAGATGACCGAGGGTCTTGGGCCACTGTCATAAGATCATGCAAAAAGACATGAAGCAATTCATGCAGGGCCGTCTGGTCTAAAGATTCTGGAGTGATCTTTTCAGCACCAAAGTCACCCAAACGATATGTGGCCAGTCTGGCCCCTTCATTGAATTCCACTGAAGCCATGGCATTCTTTGCAGGCTTCAAACCCTTCTCAATGCGCCAGTCGCCAAGATTAAGCACTTGCTGCCACTTTCGCACACTTTGTGCAAAAAGCGCTGAGTCTTCTGGTGTGGGAATGTTTGACATATCAACACCTTACATGACTTTTATGTCAATTTAATTTAAAAGCAAGCATTCAGCTTTTCTGCGCTTCAATAGACCAGGCAAAACTTTGCCCCCACCCTTGGTCCAAAGCATGAGCTGCTCTTGAGCGCCTTCCCAGTCACCGGCATTGATTTTTCGTTTTAAGGTGGAAGTTTGAAGCCGGCCCACTCCTAAGTTATAGACAAAGTCCACAATGGCATTGCACTTTCTTTCATCTGTGGCCAGCACTGGGCAATTCCTTAATGCACCAGGCAGATATGTATGCTCCAGCTCAATCATCAAAAGCGCTCTGGCCGTTGGCTCATCCATTGGTGGGTCTTCCAATGTCACCTTGCGCTTGTCAGCGTAGTAGGTAGAGCCATAGCCAATGGTGGCCACACCAGCTGGGCAAAGGTAGGGCTTGGCCCGATAGCCCTCAAACTGGCGACAAAGTGATGCGGCCAGCTCTAAGTTCATAATCCGCGCTTGGCCAATGTGCGATCAAGAAACCAGAAGTTGATTGTCCCAGCCAGTAAGGCCGAGAAGTCTGGAGTCATCATTGTCTTGAACACTTCTATTGGAAGAGCGCCAGCAAGCCAGGCATTCCATGCAAACCAGACATGGATAAAGCTCCAAACAAACAAAACCCAATATGTGACCACTGGCCTGACAGATGCAGATAAAGATGCGGCCCATCCACCGGCTGCCTTGACCATGTCGGCCTGCTGCTGGATGGCGCTGTTAAAGGCATCCATGACACCCACATCGACAGCTGCTTCACGCTGCGCGCCAATCTCTGCAAGCTTCTGTGCGCCTCTTAATTGCTCAAGGTCGCACTGGCGCGCAAACATCAGCAGCTCATGGCCGCGCTCATTTTTCTTGTCAAAATACTTTAAGACCTCTGGGGCCATGCGAAAAATACCGCCAAATATGGACCCCAACAAACCACCAGAAAGAATATCAAGCATTAGTCGCCCCTTTTACAATGTTTATTGTCGTCATCATGCGACAGTTTTACGCCAGCCAACAATCCAATAAATCCACCAATGATGGTTTGAAATGCAGGGCTTAACAGTTTAAATATCTCGGCATTGTCAACTTCTTTAGCCCATAGACCAAAAACAAAAGCAGTCATCATCGCAAGCACCGATAAACACAATGTTGCGCTAACCATCAAAGTTACTGCAAATGTAAGTTTTCCTTTTACATCTTCCATTTGAAACTCCTATATATAGAAATCTAATTTGTTAGGTTTAAACATTTGCATCTCTAACTGGTTAACTTTTGCCTTCTTGTTGTACAGCTCTAGTTCTAATTCTGTTCTTACCAATTCAGTCTTATGTGCTTTGAGTGCTTCTTTGTATTCTGCTTGAACCTTTTCAACTGCTTTGTCAAAAGCCACAGTTTGAATGTCGTGCCTTGCTTGAACCATCGGATACCACTTGCTTGGGATAATCATTTCTTTTCCCTTGCAATTGCATCTTGATAGCCTTGAATTATTTTGCTTCTTATTTCTGCCGAATCTGCTGTTCCAGCCCATGCTGGCACGTTGTTCCAGATAACCACCAGGTCTTGACTTTTGCAATGTGGCGCATTGTTTGTCAGCCATATTGAAAGTTGTTGATGACGTTCTGATGGGTTGTGCCGAGACAATGCAATGTTGTAAAACTCACGAACACTGCATAGGTCTTGACCAGTAGAGTGAAGTGCGAGGGTTAAAACAAGTGCTGCCACCCATCTCACGTCATAGCCCAAACGATGATGTAAAAACACCAGACGACAGTAATGCAAAAAAGGGCTGCGCTCGTAAAAGCAAAAGCCCAATCTTTCATTTTTTAATCCAAGTCTGCCAGATAGCACCAGCAGCCATGATTAGCCCACCCACCCACAATACTGGCTTGGCAATAGAAGCCACCCATCCAAGCACTTTAAAAGCCCCATCAAGGGCATTTATAGCCTCTACAAGACCTTTTGTATTCTTGTCTATGCTATCTACCTTGGCTTCAACTTCAACTAGCCTGTCGTAGATTTGCTCGTGAGTGACTTCGTTTGTCATGGCATTTCAACTGTGTTAACTGGTGCGACCACGGCAATGAGCTGCTCCATGGTGGTGCAGGCTGCAATGGCCGCTTCCTTGGCAGTGCATTCAGCAATGATCGCTGCACGGGCCGTGGCAATGCTTGCTGGCACATCAATGCTGCGCTCAAACTTCCTGGTCACGCACCAGTCAGTGCTGGCCAATTGACTATTGGCAGCAGACTTGGCCTGGCTGATGAATTGACTTTTGAGACCCTTAGTGGTTACTGGCTCAGTAGCACCCTCTGGAGTCTCAGTCACATCCTCCAAAGCCTTTGGAGTGTTTGTGTAGGTGCGAGTGACCACAGAGCCATTGACTTGGTAACTGTCAAAAGTCACCCAATAAAAGCGTTGGTCTTTTTGCTCACCTTCAACCACTTCTAAAGCACCTTGCTCAATAGCAAATGCGTGAGTAGGGTTTGATGTGTTTGGAAAGAGAATTGATAGTTCACCAACTTGGGTGACTGCGTTGTTTTCAATGAGTGCGTACATATTGAGTCCTATCGTGCAAGGGAATATTTGAATGGGGATTCAGCAAATGCCATGAAAATTAGGGTCTGCCCATTAAGATTTGTTTCGTCATTCACGCCCCGTATTTTGAATCCATTGCTTAGAATATCTAGCAAATATGCGGCATTAGACCCTTCTGAGTTGTTGGTATTTGCAGTAGGCCAATAATAACTAAACGCATTATATGGCGCTCGTTTTGTATCCCACAAAGCCCAATCACCCGTAGTGCTTGAGAATTTAATCATAATAAACGCTGGCCTAAACCCTGTGTACACAAATGGCCCATCAGCAGAACCATTGCCTGTGTAAGAGCCAAACTTGCTATACCCTGCTACTTCAGCAAAGCAGTAGGCAATAATTCCTAAAGCTGAACCATTAGTTCCAGTAAATGTTCCTACTGAAAAAACTGAACTTGTTGGGCTAGTATTGTTATAAGCCCCAATATTTGCCGCTGTTGCCGCAGTAGTATTTAATATCAAATAATCTGTAGCCCCTAGTGATTTGTGATAAACAGGCCAGTTACCATCACTTCCAGTTGATGTTCGGCTTTTTGAAATTATCATGCTAGGGGCAACACCCAAGCCATGACCAATGGTTGCACCCGCAGTTCCATTGCCTGTATAAGTCACCACACTAAACCCGCTTGTAGTGTTTGCGCTTACTGTTGAAGTGATAGAGCCTGATGTATTGGATGAGCCAGAGCCGTTGGCTTTCCAGTTCCATGCAACATAGGTAGCCGCTGAAGTATTCATCTGCGCCAAAGCACCCGTAGTAAACCCATCAGAACCAAATGCAGTAAGACCAGTTGTT